GAAACGAACATCATGCGCTCCGCGCTGCGCGCCGGCGCCCGGGTGTACCTCGACCAGGTGAAACAGAATATCCCGGTGCGACTCGGCGACCTCCGGGACTCGGCGCGGATCACTACCCGCAAAGGCAAGGACGGCCAGATATCTGCGAGTGTAAAGGTAGGCAACCGCCAAGCCTTCTACGCGCAGATGGTGGAGTTCGGTACACGCGCCCACTCGATCACCGCGCGGGCCATGATCGTCAACGGCGCCGTCGTGCGTACGGTCGATCACCCTGGCGCACGTCCGCACCCGTTCATGCGGCCGGCCGCAGACGAGAAGTTCACCGAGGCGGTCGCTGCCGTACAGGCGCAGATCCGCAAACGTCTCACCAAAGAAGGCTTGAACACCCCGGCATCGGCGCCGCCTGACGAGGCCGCAGAATGAGCGCCGTCGCCATCGTCCGTGCGCTCCTGGCCGCGCACGCCCCGCTCACGTCCCTGGTGCCAGCCGCGCGCATCTACGCCGGCGCCGCGCCGCAAGGAACAGAACTGCCGCTCGTGAGCGTGACGCGCGTCTACGGCGACGAGATCAGCACCATAGCGCGCCGCCAGGCAGGCAAGACCATGCGTACTCGCGTGCAGGTGACGGTACTGGCGAAAGACCCTGGCGGATACGCGGCCAGCGACAAAATCCTCAAGGCCGCAGCGCTCGGCGCCGGCGTGCACACGGGCACGGTGTTGTCATACAGCGTCAAGGCGATCCTGCCGATGGGCGAAGGCCCGGATCTGCCGGTGGGTGACGATAAAATCCACGAAAAATCACGCGATTTTATGGTAACTTATTCCGAACCGATTTAGAATAGCGGTATCGGTTTGCCCGCCCGTCTCGCAATGGTGCGCGCGGGCATTCAACAGGAGAATACACTATGCCGTTCCCAGCAGATTTTGAAACCTATGCAGGCACGCGCCTGTTCATCAAGGCCGGCCGTCCGACCGACGATACCGAGGCCGCGTTCGAGACTTTCTTCGCCGCCGCTGGCGTCTACGAATTCACGGTCACTCAGGTCGGCGCCTTGGAAGGCCGCCAGTCCAATACCTCGGAACTGGACGTGGTGAGTCAAGGTCTGGTGCGCCGCCGCGTCGGCAACTACCAGCTGATCGACTCCGAATGGCAAGTGCTGGAAGAAGGCGAAGACGGCACGACCGAAGCCTTTGACCTGGCCGACACCACCATGCGTGCACGCAGCGTCGCCTCGTTCGCCGTGGTGCGTCAATCCGGCTCGGTGCTGTACTGCACCGCCCAGGTGTCGAACCTGTCGGAATCGGGCGGCGGCAGTAACGACAACCTGGTGTATGCGCTGACCCTGCTGCTGCAATCGGAAGCGCTGAAAGCCGTGACGCCAGTCATCCCGACCCCTGAAGTCCCATAAGAATCAGGCCGCAAGGCCTCAACGAGCACTGACGGTCACCTGTCGCCCTTGGGAGGGCGCAGGTGGCCGAAGGTGCTAATATCCTCCCAAGAAAGAAACCCATGAAAAATCTGAAATCGCTCGCCATTCTGCCTACTGGTAAATACCCAGTCACCGACGCCGCCGGCAAGGTGCAGTACCAGGAAGACGGCACCACGCCGCTGACCATTACCCACCACAGCCCCGGCACCAAGAAGTTCCAAGCAGCGCTGCACGACTTCAACAAGAAGAAATCCGGCAGCCTGTCGTCGCTGCTCAACGGTAAAGAGCAGAAGGACGACCCGGACGCGGACGCCCGCGATCTGGCCGCGTTCCTGGCCGAGATTACCATTTCCTTTGACGGCTTCGATTACGAAGGCCGCACCGGCGGGGCCGCGTTCCGCGCCGCGTACGAAGATCTGGAAATCGGCCACGTTGCCGCTGGCCTGAACAAGTACGCGGGTGATCGGGGAAACTACTTGCCAGCGCGCGGGGCGGCCTCGAACGATTCGTCCGCTTCGCAGCTTGGCTAAACGCAACGCCCGAGGCGCTGCCGGAAACAGGCAAACAGCAGCGCGCCCCGGAGATATCAAGACGGGAGACGGTCAAGAATGCCGGCCTCCCGTTCCAGATGCCCCCGGTCCGCTGGGGGCAGTACCTGCTCGATTACTTGTGGGAGATCGGGCCGACGAAGAAAGATGGCCCGATTGAAGCGCAAGACCTTCTTGCATGGGCGCAGCTGCTCGGTATAGAGTGGGAGCCGTACGAGGCGAAACTGCTGGTGCATCTGTCCAAGATGTATCTGGGCGAGTCGCACAGCGCCAGCAAGCGCGAGGCACCATGCCCGTGGCCAGAGTTTGAGAAAGCCTGGCGGTGGGCGAGGAACCAGAAGGCGGAGAAATCGCTGGACAGGGAAGAACGAAGGCTGGCACGCAAGGCCAAACAGGAGAAATAAATGACCGTTGTCAGCGACGTAGAAATCCGCCTCCGAGCTGACATCGCGCGTCTTCAGCAGGATCTGAACGGCGCGCGCCGCGAAGTCACCGGCGCGGTCAACGGCATGTCCGCTTCCGTCGAGCAACTCAAGAGTTTGCTAGGCGGCCTCGCCACTGGTGCCGCCGTCGTCGGTTTTGCCGGCATCATCAAAAACAGTATCGACGCCACCGACGCGCTCAATGACATGAGCGTGCGTACCAAGGTGGCCATCGAAGATCTGGCCGGCCTGTCCTACGCCGCCAAGCTCGGCGACACCAGCCTGGAAGGTGTGGCCGGCGCCATCAGCAAACTTGGCATGAACATCGGCAAGGACGGGGCCAAGTTCCGCGAACTGGGCATCACCGCCACCGAGCCGCTTGAAGCGTTCAAGCAGCTGGCCGACATTTTCAAAAATATCGAAGACCCGCAGCAGCGCGCCGCGTTCGGCGCCGAGGCGCTGGGCAAGTCGTGGCAAGAGGCGGCGGTGCTGCTCGACGGCGGCTCCGAGGGTATCAGCACCTTGGTGGAGCGCGGCAAGGAACTGTCCGGCATCACCGAGCAAGTGGCCGCCGACGCTGGCGCATTCAACGACAAGCTGGACGAATTAGGCACGGCCGCACAAGGCGCGGGTGTGCGTGTCGCCGCCGGCCTACTACCCACCCTCCAGAAAATAGCAGACGCGTTTTCCACCAATGCGGCGAACAGTCAAGAACTGCAGGTTACTGTCGGCGGACTCTCGATAGCGCTGAAGGGGCTGGCTACGGTAGGTATTGGTGTGTTCACTTTGTTCCAAAGTTTGGGCAAGACGATCGGGGGCACAGCCGCGTTGGCGGGGACGACTCTGTCCGGGAACTTAAAATTGTTGACTGGAGATTTTAAGGGCGCTGCGGAGGAGTACCGGAACACCGGTAATATCTACAAGGAGATGGCGGCGGACGTCTACGGCGATTTAGACACCGCAGTAAAACGCATCGGTGACCTATGGACGGACACGGGGAAGGCCGTCACCGCTTCGGCGACCGAAACAAAAAATGCGGGTGACGATATAGCCGATGCGCTAATCGCTCAAGTAACCGCCATGAAAGTGGCTACGTTCCTGAATGCCGGCGAGATCGAAGCGGCACGTAAGAAATCCGCCGCCGACGCTGCGGCCGCCGCGAAGAAAGAAGAGTCCGCCTACGCTGGCCTGATCGCGTCCATCAAAGAGAAGATGGCAGCCGACCAGCTGGAGATTGACGGCGCCGCCGCGATCACCCCGGTGCAGCAGGCCCGCATAAAACTGGATCAGGAGCTGGCCGCTGGCAAGATCACCCTGACCGATAAGCACCGGCAGGAAGCGCGCGCGCTGCTCGATACGGCCGAGGCGCTGGAGCGCAACGCCAACGCAGCCAAGCAGACGCGCGCCGCTGTCGCCGCACTGGCTGACGAGCGCGACAAGAACTACGCCACCCTGGTGGCCGAGGCCGACGCCAACGAGGAACTGGTCGCTACCTACGGCAAGACCAAGATGGAAATCGCAGAACTGACCATCGCACGCGACGAGGACCGTCTGTCGCGGCGCGGTGAACTGGAACTGAGCGAGGACACGGTGGCGCAGCTGGAGCGCGAGATCGAAGCTCGCCGGCGCAACGTCGCCGCCATGCGTACCATCGACGACCTGGACAAGCGCAAAGCCGCACAGACCGAGTTCTGGACCAGCATCGACAAGACAGCGCACGACACGTTTATCTCGATCGCCAATGGCGGCAAGGACGCGGCTACCCGGCTGAAGGACACCTTTAAAAATGTGTTCTTCGATTGGCTGTACCAGCAGACCATCAAGAAGTGGGTCATCAACGTGCAGGGCCAGCTCGCCACCAGTGCAACGTCGGGTGTCGTCGGCGCTGCCGCGTCGTCACTGGCAGGCGGTGGTGTTGCTGGTAGCATCGGCAGCGCGGCCGGCATCGCTGGCGTGCTGGGTTCGGTGGGCGGCATCGCCACCGGCGCGCTGCAGACTGCTGGCGCATTGCTGACGGGCCAGATCGCTGTCGGCCAAACCCTGTCGGCCGGTCTGGCCGCGCTGACCAGTGGCAGCGCAGCGGGCGCCGTGGCCGGCCTGTCGTCGCTGGCCGGCGCGCTCGGCCCGATTGCTCTCGGGATTGCCGGCGGCGTGGCGCTGCTTAAGAAAGCTTTCGGCAGCGGTCCGAAAGAAGTCACCGGCACCAGCCTGGAAGGCATGTTGACGCCAACCGGTGCCACCGGCAATACGCTGAGCACCTGGACGAAAAAGGGCGGCTGGTTCTCCAGCGGCAAGAGCGGCACCGACAGCACGGCCTTTACCCAGGCCCAGGTGGCTGCCTTCACCGACACGTACAAAGCGATCCTCGACGTATCGAAGACTATGGGCGCGGCGGTGGGCGTCAGCACCGATGCGCTGGCCACCCGCGTGCAAGCGCTGCGCGTAGATCTGACCGGCCTGAAAACCGAGGCCGAGCAACTCGGCGCCGTCACCAAGTTCTTCGAGGGTGTCGCTGACACCGTGGCCGCCGAGCTGGTGCCGAACCTGTCGAAGTTCCAGAAGGAAGGCGAGAGCCTGTCGGCCACCCTGCAGCGCGTCAGCACCAACTACGTTACGGTTGACGCGCTGTTTAGCGCGCTAGGCAAGACCGTCGGTGCAACCGGTGCCGCTGGCATCGCCGCGCGTGAAAGCCTGATCGCAGCGGCCGGCGGGCTTGATACATTGGCCAGCGGCATCAGCTTCTTCCAGCAGAACATGCTGACTGAAGCGCAGCGCCTGGCCCCGGTGCAGAAACTCGTCACCGAGCAGCTGGCCGCCATGGGCCAGAGCAGCCTGAAGACCAACGAACAGTTCGCCGCCGCCACGCTGGCGATAGATACCAGCACCGAGGCCGGCGCCGCGCTGTTCGCCCGGATGCTCGCCTTGGCACCAGCGTTCAAGCAGGTCGCCGATGCAGCTGCGGCCGCCACTGCCGTCGAGGCCGAGCGCGCAGAAGCGATAGCGGCTGCAGCTGCCGCCGAGAAAGCCGCCGCCGAGGAACGCGCCGCCGCAGAGAAGGCAGCAGCCGAGGAACGCGCCGCGCAACTGGCGAAGGACTCGCGCGCCCTGGATATCCAGATTCTCGAACTGCAGGGCAAATCAGCGGAGGCGCTGGCCGCTGTACGTGCGGACGAGCTGGCCTCGGTGGACGAGACGCTGCGCGAGAAGTACAAGTACATTTACGCATTGCAAGACGAGAGCAAGGCAGCGAAGGCGGCAGCCGACGCCACGAAAGAAGCAGCCGACGCGGCCAAGGCTGCGCAGGAGGTGCGGATTGGTGCGGTCAAGTCGAGCTATGGCGTCTTGAAGGATGCGATAGCCGCATCCGGCGCTGTACTGGGCGCTGAATTCAAGGCCCAAGAGGCTATTATTCAGAGCCGGAAAAGCGCAGCCGAGGAACTGGCACGCATCAACGAGCAGGAGCTGCGCGACCGGTTGTCGGCGCGGCAGGAAGAGAACAGCAAGCTGCGCAGCTTGGCGGACTCGCTGCGCTCTACGCTCAACAGCATGGCACCCGCTGGTGCCACGGTGGCCGGGCGTCAGGCTGCGCAGGCGCAGATCGCGCGCGCACTGGCCGAGGCCCGGAACGGTGCGATCCCTGCGGCCGATTCCTTGCGTGACGCGCTCAACGCGGTGGCTCAGCCGAGTACCGAATTGTTCTCTTCGTTCGAGGATTACGCCCGCGACTTCTACGTCACCGCAGGCCGCATCGCGGACCTGAACGACCTGACCGGCACCGAGCTGAGCAAGTCCGACGAGCAGATCCGCCTGACCGAAATGGCGGTGGCGCTGGCCCAGCAGGAGGCCGCCGCCGGATCTCTGCGGTACGAGCGCGAACTGAAGCTCGCTCAAGAAACCTACGACACCCAGGTGGCGGCCAATGCGGCGATGCTTGAGGCGTACGAGCGCCAGTACCTGGTGGCGGTGGGCGAGTACACGGCCACCCTTGATCTCGCCTCCGCGATCCGGCAGTTCAACGCCTCGCTGCTGGATCTCGTTGGTGGCACGGCGATGCAGGCCATCCAGAGCGGAGAATACGCGCAGCCTACCGTGCAGCGCGCGCAGCAGGTCTCCAACGCGGACTTGGCACTGCAGTTCCAGAGCATGCGTACCACGATGACCGGCCTGCTGGAGAGCATCGACACCAGCTCGGCCACCACGGCGGCGGCGCTTAACAATTCGGTGAACGGCGGACAGCCACTCACCATAGCGATGGAGAAC